CATTAGACTTCGAGCCGCTTTTATCTCTAATATCTCTTAATAGTTCCATATTTTCACTCATTAATTTTATTTCGCTTTGTTGTAAGCTTGCAGCTGCTTTAAAATAAGTCTGTATTGTATTATTTAAGTCTTTTACTATTACTGTCAAATCATTTACGGAGCTTGAAGTCTCAGCATCTCTTGAACCTAATATATTATCGATAGGCCCGCCTTGTTTTAAAGCCATAATTTGATCGTTATCATCAAAAGAATAAGCTTCTTGCCCTGAGAATAGAACTCTGTCATCAGAATCCATAAAATCTCCAACAGGTTTAGGTACTTTAGTTTTCTTATCTTCTTCATCACCAAAACCTAATTTCGTTTTTACAAATTTAGCTATATTTTTAAATGATAGGGTCTCGCCTATCCAATTTAAAATATCTGTAATAGTATTAGAAATTTTATCACCTAATGCAGATAAACCTTTTTTAACATTATCAACAAGACCTCCAAAAGCTTCAGGTATAGAAGTAAAAAAGTTTACTATACTATCAAATACACCGCCTATCCAAGTACCTACTCCCTTGAAGAAATTTTTAACGGCTCTTAAAATATCTAAATCAACACCAAATTGAGTAATTTGATTGCCTAAATCTTTGTTAAAGAAGCCTACAATCCATCCTAAAATTTTAATAGGTATACCTACAATAAAGGATGCAATTTGATTAACGACATCTAATATACCTTTTAAGATACCGTCTTTAAAGCTTGAGAATATTTTATCTACTCTATCTCTTATCTCTGGAAAAGATACTATGTTTAATCCAATAATTTCAAATATATCAAAAATATTTAAAATGCCCTTTAAAACACCAGTAATAATTTTTTGTAAATTACTTTTATCTTTTAATTTTGGATCGGTAAATGCTTGAAACGTTCCAACTAAAACTTCGAATACTGCTAACAGAGGTAATAAAAATTTACCTAAAAGTCTACCTAATGCTAAAGCTTTAGTAAATATTTTACCAAGCCCTGTTAATTTACTTACTAATTCAACTATAGTTTTTAAATTTAAAAATTTTGAAAAATTAATGCTTTTTAATTTACCAAAAAAATCTTTTATTGGTTTTAATTTTTCACCTATAGCTTTAAAAAATTGAAGAATAAAATTAAACTTACCTTTTAAAGAAGTGCTTATACTGGTAAAAATAATTTTTATAGCTTTTACTATATCTAATTCACCTATAAATTTTAAAATACTTAAAAATTTTGATTTTAGTGTTAGAAATAACCCCTCTATCATTTTATAAATTTTTGATTGTTTTATAAGATTAAAAATATTAGATAAAATTTTTCTAAAATTTGTAAAGAAGTTTTTAACCAACCCTGCAATTTTTTTAACTTGATCTAAAACACCTAAAAACATTCCTATAACAAGGCCGGCTAATGCTACTACTAGTGCCATAATTCGGCCAAATAAACCAGATTTTTGTTCTGTTAATCCTTTTAACGGTAAAGCGTCTGTTTTTTTAAATATTTTATCTATTTGCTTTTTACCATCGTTAGTTAAGCCATCTATTACTATAGGTATTGCTTGATATGTACGTTTCTTTTGATTTAATCTTCTAGATCTTGTTTCTTCTCTTTTTTGCTCTCTATACATCTCTTCAGTAGGTATTCCTTTGGCCCCTTCGTTTTTTGATAAAAGACCTAATATAGTGTCTACTTTTTTATTAAGTAGAGATAGATCTTCCCCAGAGTTGTCGTTCATTAATAATATTTAAATAAAATCTACTGTTTAGACAGTAAAAAGTGTCTGATCTACTTCAACATTAATCTCTTGATTATTAATAGTAAATAATTTCTTCTCTTCTTCTTTAACCTTGTTTATGTAGTCTATTAAAAGTGAGTTAATTGATATAGGTAAATTTTCTAAAATCTGAATTTTTTGATTAAAATTTAGCTTATCAAACTCTATTTCAGAAGGCGTTCCGCTGTTGTTAATAGTAAGCTTATCAATGTATTTTACAAGTTCATTAATAAAAATTTCACCTACTGCTTCTTTTGGCATATCGCCATCGTCAGGTAAAGGTGTAATTTTCTTTTTTGTTTCAGCATTAATTAAATTGTCTTTTGATATTTTAGGAATAGAAACTGTTAATTTAAGATTACCATCTACTATTTCTTGCGCTTTTAACGTATCTGGAAAAGCTACATTATTTGAAATAATAGGTGTTAAATCAAGATTAGAGTTATCGTCTCTCTTCAAATTAGGAGAAAGTGATAACGCTCTAAGAGAAACAATAATGTAACTTCTGTCTGTTAAAAGGTAGTCGTTTTTTTCTAAACTATTTTCATTTAAAATACTATTTAAAAGAGAAGCAAATGCAATTCCTGAAAAAGATTTTTCTAATGCACTTTTAACTGCATCTTTTTGTTGCTTAGTAGTAAGCCCTTTAAACTTTACTTTCTTATTAAGTGAGGGGACAAAAATTTCATACGTCCTGTTTAACGACTCTAAAAGATTTAAAGTGTTAGAAAAGTTATCCATATAGCTTATTTAGGTTGAGGTCCTTTTTTATCCATTATCTTGTCTTGCTCTTCCTTTAATTTTGCCATCTCGGTTTCATATAAATTACATAAAACTAAGTTTTCTGCCAATGTATTTTTATCTATGTAGTCTGCAGAGTATCTTAATTTGCTGACTAAAAGATACTGAACCTCGTATATATTTTTTAAATTTGCAGTAAACATAGCTTTTAAGATTTCAAATAAAGAAGTATTGTAAGGGTTGAGTTCAACTTTATTTTTTTTATCTATACCAACTTCAAGAGTTAAAGAAGAAAAATCTTTAGTAATTCTATCGCTAAAAGATTTAAGCCCGGTTAAAATTTCAGCTGGAAGATTTTCAATAATTTTTAATTTTTCTTCCGGATTATTTAAAAACTCTATTTCATTGTTATCGATGTATATACGGTCTACAGAGCTGTAAAGAGCATCATAAATGTTATCAAAAAATAAAATTTTTGGTAAAGAAATAATCACTTTTAAGGGATCATTATTAAGCTCTTCGCTGAATTCTGTTTTAAAGTTAAAATATTTTTTAAGAAAGGGTATTAACTGCTGCTTAACAGCATTAGGACCATTTTTGTATTCAATATCAGGTGATACAAATAAACATCTTAATAAAAATAAAAGACAAAATTTATCAAAATTTGTGAGATGGTCAAAATATTCTTTATCGTACAAGCAATCTTTGATGATAGTATCAAAATAATCGGCAATAAAAAAATTGTTATTGTTAATAATAAATTTGTTTAAATCCCTATACTGCTTAAAGGTTAATTCCTTAACCTTTAAGTTTTTCTGTAGTGTGGGCGAGTAAAAGTCAATATAAAACATTAGATAAATCCAAGCGGGTTGATACTTCCAATACCATTTTGGAAACTGGTAACTCTGGGTATCGCACCATTAGATATTCTATTAACTATATCTGCAATAGGCAAGTACAAACTATTCTCTACTGTATAATTTGAAAACGTCCATCTAGTTGCGTATGTAGTTAAGTCACCTTCTACTGCGTAGTCAAGCGATTGTTCTGCAATATTATAAGGTACACAATTATAGAATGTAAATACCTTTCTAGGTATCATAGAAATACTATGATAGGTACGTGCATATTCCATTACTAATAAATTCGCTTTCATATTTTTTAAATCTTTTCTCCCCGGTAAGTCTCCGGGGCGTGCTGCAAGTCCGTAATGTGAAGCAAGAATTGTCCAAGGTCTTACTACGAAGTCTATAAAAGATGTATTTGTTTCCCTAAAATCAATTTGTAGGGTGTTGAAGCTAGGATTACGCCTACCACCTAAAATACCGGGTAAAAATCCCGCGTTATTTTCTACTGATACGTTTTCAGGAGTAAATTCTTCTGATGGCATCGTTACACTATGAGCGAACAAACAGCCAATAACTTTTTGAAGTGGGTAGCTTTTTAAGATATTAACTGCAGTACTAATATCAAATCCTTTTTTGCCTCCGTCAGTCCTTTCTAATCCCTGAATTAAATTAGTTCTTATTGCAGGTGGATATCTATCAATCAATACAATCCATTGTGAAGAATTAGGAATTGAAGTAAACCACGATTCCATTTGTACGAGAAAGTAATCTCGTACGCTTATAATTGGTACACCAGGTACATTAAATCCAAATAAATTAGTTACTTGCGGAGCAAATAAAGGGTTTGTCCCAGTAACCAACCCCTGAAAATTCTGTCCTAAGGCATTAAGCGCGTTTGTGAGTGGATTATCCACCTAATTATTTATCGTAATATCTAACTTAAGAAACTTTTCTCCAGTAATGATAGGAGATTGTTGTGGTAAATTCGATCGTATTTCCTACGCCTTCAGCAATAAGATAATTTAAAGGACCTACGTTTCTTACTGATACGCCAACCAATTGATATTGTGCGATCTTATTCATTTGATTATCTAGCTGAACTAAATCGATTGTAGCTGTCTGCTTAGGAGCAAAGTAATTACCTGTGGAGTTTGAATCATCAAAAATATCCTTTGACCACTGTTCGAATTTCTGACGAATTTGAGAATTTGCATCAGCATAAAACGTTAATTCATATCCTTCACTATCAGGATATACAGCATTACCAGGTAGGTTAAAGTTTAGACCCATGTAAGGTACCTGAACGTTTGTAATTTGTCTGCCAGGAAGCGAGGCAGTCTTTACATAAACTAAATCGTTATTATCAAATGTTACGGTGCTTGCACCACCTGTATTAATTGATAGTACTCTAAAGCTATAATCGCGTGCGAATTCACGCGTTTGTGCTGTCGTATAAAAGTCTGAAATAAGCTGATTTACGTCTGCCATATAAATTATTTATTCGTTATGTTACGATCTCCTGGAAGTTTGTTCCGGTGCGCGTAGCATAGAAATTGCACAATATATACTCTGCAGATCTTACCGGCTTGACATATATATCGATTATAATTGTATTATCGTCGATAACAGCGGGTGTGTTGTTTCTCTCGTCGCAGATAATTAAGAAGTCGTATATACCTTGCGTATTCTTAGCATTATCAAAAATAGGTGTAATGCTATTTAGAATTTGTGTTCTTGTAAAGAGCGTATTTGGTTCAAATACGAAATACTTTACAATATCGCGTGTATTTGTCTCAAGATTTAAGAACAATCTACGTACGTTAATTCTATCGAATGCGCTAGGTTTCTTTTGTAGGGTCTTTTGACCGAAGATTACAAACCCTTCAGCAGGGAAGAACGTTACAGGATTAAGATTAATTCTATATAGTTGATCGCGTTGCTTTTGTTTAGGATAAATTCCAATATCGACAATTCCGGTTAATACACCGCGGGTAAACCCTGCGGGCGCGTACCAAGGTTGGAATGTTGAATCAGTATTAGCCATTGCAGCGGCGCCAAATCCAGAGAAAGGCACCCAGACTTGT